CTATTCGTTGAATAAGATCTTATTCAACGAATAGGTCGTGTTGTTAGGTGGGAGGAAGGTAAGCAGGCGCTAATCTTTCATCTATATATAGAAAATAGTCAAGAAGAGAAATGGGTTTCTTCTTCTCAGACTGGGTATAGTGTTGAGTTAATGAGACTGGAGCAAAGCTGAACGTATTAAATTTCAGATAACATTGCAGCGCTGAATTGCTCCAGTGCTCATTATTTTATTAATTTTAAAGATCAATATTATGTCATTAGATAAATATGATAAGTGGAAGTTAGCATCCCCGGATGATGACCCTCACTTAGTTAGTCCCTGTTGTGGGGAAGTATATACAGAATTAGAATTCAGAACAGAAGAAGCTATGTACAAATGTAGTGGATGTGAAGAATTATTTGAATACCCTGAAGAAACTCATGAATATAAACAACAACGTCTAGAAGATGCTCAAGAAGCTCAGATGGATGCAGATAGAGATGAATCATGAAAAGTATAGCTGAAGGTAAACAATATCTTAGAAAGAATTTTAAGATTGGGGCTGTGTGTCCTTGTTGTAATAAATATGTAAAAGCATATAAACGTAAATTAAATTCAGGTATAGCTAGATCATTAATTATTATGCATAAACTTGGAGCAGTTAACGGCAAGTATATACATGTACAAGATGAATTTGCGAAGTTAAAACTTAGAGCAACAACTATGGATTATGCATATGCAGAGAAATGGGGATTAATTGAGGATGGTGACGATATAGGTACTTGGACTTTAACAAGTAAGGGTGCTTCTTTTGTTAATAATCAATCATTATTACCTGACTACTGTTTAGTATATAATGGTAATGTATATAGTTGGAGTAAAAATTTAATAAGCATTGATACTGCTTTAACCACTAAATATGATTATGATGAAATGATGGATATAGACATATCGCCGTTATGAGCATAGAATATAAAGAGGATTCTTATGAAAAAGCTTTAAGAATATACGGCTTAAAAGCTGAAGAAGAAGTATTGTATAAAACGACACAAGTTGTTGGAAAACATACAATTACAACGTATAAAAAGAAGAAGAAAAGTAAGAAAAAGGTAGTTTATAAACTATAATTTTCTTATATTTGTTAACCATTTAAAGCCTGCCTATGAACATAGAAATCAATGTGGAAGGCCTCATCAACAATAAACTAACAGCATCTCAGTATGTAATGTTAGTTTTATTGTTTGAGTCTAACACAGAACTATTTGTAAACTATATAAAACTATATGGATTTGCAGAGAAAGAATTACAAGGACTTGTAGACCAAGGATATATATTATCCTGTGATCCTAAAAATCCCTTAACTTGTATTACTATTGCTCGTGATAAAGTAAGAAAGTTATTAGGAATTGAAGAATCATATTTTACAGAACTATTTAATGTATATCCTATTAAAGTATCTAATGGAAAATCTTTAAGGATTTTAAGACCCACAAGTTTATCAGCTAAAAGTGCAATAGTATGTAAAGAAAAGTATGATAGATATATTAAAGGAAATCCTCTTAAGCATAAGCATGTTATGGATTGTTTGGAGAAAGAGCTAGATACTCGAAAGCGTGGTGGTAACCTTCAATATATGCATGCATTGGAAACTTATATAAATAAGAATGCCTGGGATGCTTATGAAGGACTACTTATGGAAAATAATGTAATTAAATCTGCTGATACCAAATATGGAGAAGGCTTAATATAAATATATATATGAATAAACCAAGTTTACAATACACAAGTATTAAAAAAGCAGCTTATGATGCTGTTCAATACATCGACCAACGTCGACAAGGATTGATAAAATCATTAAGAACTCCCTGGTCTAAGTATAACCATGTGAGTATGGATGGGATAGAGTGGAACACTATACATACTATAGCGGGTATGTCTGGTAGTGGTAAAACTGCTATTATAAATCAACTAGAAACAGAGTTGTTTAAGTTAAACCCTGATGAAGATTTTGCTGTTCTTTCATTTAATTTCGAGATGTTAGCTCGTCAGTTAGTAAGTAGAAAGTTATCTAATGAATTAGATATGACTACTAGACAGTTACATAGTGGTATTGAAGGCTATAATTTATATGATGCACAATTTTATAAAGTATTAGCAGCGCAAAAAGAGTTTAATAAACTACCTATTTGGTATGTAGAAATGCCCGGTACTGTAGAAATGATTAAAAATACTATTCAGAAATTTATTAATGAAGACTTTAATAAAGAGCGCGGGATAGTAATTATGTTAGATCATACTATATTAGTACGTGGTAAACAAGGAGAACAAGAACGAATGGTGCTAGTAGAATTAATGATTATGGCAAACTCATTAAAGAAACAGCATAAAGTAGCATTTGTATTCCTGAGCCAATTAAATAGAGAAATCGAGTCAGTAGATAGAGTTATGGAACCATCCCAACAATTTCCTAAAAAGAAAGATTTATTTGGTGGTGATTCTGTATTTATGTTCTCTGATTTAGTAATGGTATCTATGAATCCTGAACAATTAGGGATGGATAGTTATGGACCAAAGTCATGGCCTACGGGTGGTGCATTATTTTGGCACTTTATTAAAGTAAGAGAAGGACAACCTTGTATAGCCAAGATGAAAAATGAACTTAAGTATAACCGGGTAGTAGATTATGAAGCAACAGAACCTGCTTACCAATTAACAATAAAAGAAAATGATAACTAATATGTATGTAACAACTACAACTATGGATCCTCTCCCTATACAGGAAGATTGGACACCTTATGATGAATCGGCTCATGAACTATTAAATTTAGCTCAAGAAATAGAAGAATCAAAACGTCCTGCTTATACACAAGATAGTCCTGATGTATTAGCTAACTTTAAGAAAGCAGCCGAAATGACTGGAACTACTCCTATGCAGTGTTGGGGAGCATATTTCTATAAACATGTAGCTGCTATCTTATCATACGCCAAGAATCCTGATATAGAACAAGCAGAACCTTTAGATAGTAGATTTGCTGATGCAATAAACTATTTAAAATTGGGATACCATATGGTAAGAGAAGAACAAACAGAACAAGAATTTAATAACCAAAAATTACCCTTTTAAAATGGCAAATTTAGTAATCATTTGTGGAAAGTCTGGATCAGGCAAGTCCACAAGCGGGAGCAATCTCGATCCAAAAACAACTCTTTGGTTGAACTGTGATCAAAAATCATTACCTATTAAAGGATGGAAGAAGAATTATAGTAAAGAAAATAAAAACTATGCGACTGCTTCTAGCCTTGTAGATATTGTAAATACGTTAAAAGTTATACCAGAGAAAGCAAAGCACATTAAAACTATTGTGATCGACACTATTAATCGCGTTATGACCGATAAAGTAATGGGAGAACGTCACATCAAAGGTTTTGAGAAATGGGCTAGTTTATCAGGAGGTATATATGACATTTTCACGGTCATAAACCAAGTTATACCTGATAATGTTGATGTATTTGTATTAGCACATTCCGATGAGGGATATACTGATATGGGTGCTCAATATCGTAAAGTGATGACAGCTGGAAAGCAGTTAGACAAGATTGTATTAGAATCTATGTCGAGTGTGGTGTTATTTACCCACATTGAATCAGATGGTAAAGGTAAAAATGAATATTTCTTCCAAACACAAACAGATGGTGTATCGACTGCAAAGTCACCTGCTGGGATGTTTGAAGATTACCAAATCCCAAACGATTTACAAATGGTGAAAGACACCATGGATAAGTATTATAACGAATAAAATTAATTAATTAAAAAAAAAGTAAATTATGTATCAAATTAATCAAAAAATTCAGTCTGAAGGTACGTCAACCAAAGTATTCAAGCTAGGAATTAGCGAAGGAGCTGAAATGACAAATGTAAGTGTAGAAACTGCTTCTAATGGAAATAGTTTTCTTAAATTCTCTTTTACTGATAGCGAAAATGCTAATCTAAGTCACTTAGAATGGCCTATCGATACAGCTAATGAGGGATGGGAAAAGAAAATGAATTCTCAAATGAAGAGAGTTAAGCACATTATGACTAAATATTTACCAGAAGATAAAGTTACTATCACTGCAAATGACTTTGAAGGTTTTTGCAATCAAGTAATTACTCTTCTAGGAAACAGTTATATTGGTAAGAAATTAAGAATTAAAACTGTTTACAGTTATAATAATTATGTTTCTGTTCCTAAGTATGTTCCATTCATGGAGGTACTTGACCAAGTAACAGCTGATAAGTCTAGGTTAAATGTAACTGACTTTGATAAAATGACTAAAGATGAAGCGGATAACCCTTCAGCTTTAACGTCTACTGCATCTTCTAATGGTGCATCAACGGAGCCTGCAGATTCTGGTCTACCATTTTAGGTAGATGAATCTAATAGATAGGGGAGGTTATTAATGTAATATGCTGAAGACCCTCCCCTATTTATTTACAAAATGGGACTCTATAAAATAACTCTTTCGTTAACTAAAGACAATGTTTTAAATCTAATAAGTGAATATCAAATATTTAGTTATTATTTAGGATGTGATTTTAAATCCGGAGTTGTAATGAGTAGTCCGCTCCGACAAGATGACAAACCCAGCTTCTCCATCTTTACTGACCGTAAAGGAACTCTAAGATTTAAAGATTTTGGTACAGGAGATACTGGGGATTGTTTTACACTCATTCAACAAATATTTGGAATTGATTTTTATTCTTCGTTAATAAGAATATGTGAAGATTTCAAATTGGATTTAATGTATGATAAACGAAATGTGGTTCATAAGCCGTTTGATGGCTTTGTAACTGCAATCAAAGAATTAAAGTTCGACGCAAAAAAAAGTATTAATGTAAAAACTCAACCTTTAACATTTGTAGATAAATATTACTGGAATCAATATGGTATTACTGAAGCAGTGCTTAAGTATTATAATATATTCTCGTGTAAATGTGTATTTATAGGTGATAAAGTAGTTGGATATTACAAAAATAATGACCCCATGTATGGTTATCTCTTTTATAAAGATGATGTATATACATGGAAGATTTACCGTCCCTTATCCTTAACTGGACATAAGTGGATGAGTAATACTAATAGAACAATATTCCAAGGTTGGGATCAGCTGCCTGAGAGAGGTGAGCTGATAATTATAACAAAATCGCTAAAAGATGTAATGGTTCTTAGAACTCTTGGATTTATTAGCGCAGCATTGCAGAATGAGATTACTAGTATCAAAGATACTGTAGCCCGAGAGTTATATGAGAGATTTAATAAGGTGTATATCTTAAATGATTTTGATTTAACTGGTGTTAAGGGTGCTAATAACCTGAAAAAGAAATATGGATTCACTCCTATTTTCTTACAAAACTTTAGTACTAGAAACAATGGCTTCAAAGATATTTCTGATTTTAGAAAAGATCATACTGCTGAAGAAAGTAAAATTAAAATAAATAAATTAATATGAAAATAGAACGTGAACATGTAGTCGATGAAATTATTGGTGATGTAAAAACTAATAAATTTAAAATCGGCGAAGATTCAATGGGTATAATAATAGACTCATTGATTAATCTATATTCTGATCCTATTGGTTCTATTGTGAGAGAAGTTACTTCTAACTGCTATGATGCTCATCGAGAGAAAGATCTCAAGATAAAGCATGTCATTCCGATGACTGCAGAAGATGATCCTAAATGGTTTCATCCTACAAGTAAAAAACCTCAAATAGAATTTCAGGAAGAGAATATCCTTTTAGGCATAGGTAATGCTTTCTTATTTCGAGACTTCGGTGTTGGATTAAGTAAAAAACGAGTAGAAGAAATTTATACTCTCTTTGGTAATTCAACTAAAAGAGATAATAATCATCAAATAGGTGGTTTCGGTATTGGTGCTAAGTCACCATTTTCGTACACTGATACTTTTTATATAATAAGTAATCATAACGGTAAAATGTTTAGTTATATGTTATATAGAGGTAATGATGCATTTCATATGGATCTCCTTAAGCAAGGAGAAACAACTGAGTTGAATTCTACTGAAGTAATTATTCCTATTAATAAAGAAGAGTCTTATAGAGATATAAGGAATTTTGCAAAGGCTATAAATTCTCAACTATCTTATTTTATAGGATTAGAATTTATAAATGTTACAGAAGGAACAGGCCGTAACGTAGGAACAGTACAGATAGATTATGAAGATGATGATATTGCAATTTGTGTTGATGAAACAGCTACACGTAGATATGATGTAGACGAAATCCATCTTATGGTTGGAAGAGTTCGTTATCCTCTTAATCAAGATATGGTAGACAGTCAAATTAATTGGGGTAGTAGTAATATTCCAGTAGCTCTTAAATTTGATGTAGGCCAATTAGATTTAGTTCCAAGTCGTGAGGCAATTCGATATACAGATAAAACTAAAGAAGCTATTAAACAAAAGATCTTAAATGTTCAAAAAAACATGAAAGAGAGGTGTGAAAAAGAGCTTGCTAATTGTCCTGATGTTATAGAATGGTTAAAACAAGCAAACGCTTTAACTAATAATTCTAGTAGTCGTAATTACAATAGAACATATGATTCTGTATTTGCTGTTCAGTCTTATTTAGCACAAATGCAAGATAAGAATGCTCAATGTACTCTTCATGGTATTGAACTTTCTGGCTCATTACTACATGATATTTATAGACAATCTAGATTATTTAGAGGTTTTAGTATTACGACTGTTACACAAAGAGCTGATGGTAATTATATAGGTGGTTATAAATTAGTTAAATCTCAAACTAATGTTGCTGATTTCATAAAATATCCTATTTACTTTCATAAACAAGTTGATCCGGATTCAGAAGAAACTCGTAAAGTATTTCTTAAATCTAAAGATTTCTATTTAGCGCGTACTCATGGTACTTTTATCCAAATAAGAGAAAACTGGGCGTTAACAGAAAGCGATTTTGCAAAAGAAGCTGACATCGATATGTGGAATGCTTCAGCAGATGCTAGAGAAAAGGATGTTATTGAGTCTGATTTTAAGAATATGCAAACATTATTTAGTCATTGTAAATTTCATGATTATGACAATGTTGATATGTCTAAAGCAGATACTGAATTAGGAGAAGAAGTGGGCGAGTATGAAAGTGAAGCAGAAAGACGAAAAAGAATGGGTAAAGCTTTTCTTAGACGTATTTACTTTTATGATAACTTTCGAGATCCTAATAAAGTTAAATTCAGTAATGATGAATATCATATTTCTGATTTAGTAACCTACCAAGAAGAGGGCGGTATTGTAATATATGGTAATTCGGCAGATAATAAATTATTAAAAAATGTAGCTGCTATATATTCCCAGGCAGGTTTTTATAAGGAAGCTCATTTTTATAGTTCAAGTAGTTTAGAACATGAGACCCATCCTGTCGTAATACTAAAAGTCGCAGCGACTCTAAACAAACAATTAACTCAGTTTATCAACGTAAATGATTTAGCTCCTATGAAAAATCCTGTATTAACGAACTGGTATACTGCAAAGACAACTCGAGAAAGTACTGATAATTTACATTTCTTTTCATGTTTTGAAAAATTAAACTCTGATTTATATTATAAATGGAAACGTTTAAAAGAAAACCATGAGAATAATTTTGAGAATTTTTCGTACATAGGTCATACTGACCAATACGAAATGATGAAATTGTGTAAAGATAATGATTGTGTAAGTCATACAATGCTAGAAGATCTAAAAGAATTAGAATCTTATTCTGTAAATTTAGATATGCTTAAGCATTTAGATTTTGCGCAACTATCATGCGCTTCTAAATCAGAAATACCTTCAAAAGAAGTCTTTTTAGCTCTGAGAGAGTATCTTAGATTTAAGAAAAAAGCAGTAGTAAAGTTCAAAAAACAAAAAAAGAAAGAGGTGAAAGACCTCGTAATTTAAATTAATTTAATAAATTTGTAAAATGATAAATTCATATTTAGTCTGTAAAATTGGTAAAGACGACGTTCAAGTTATTATCGATGGACTACCAAAAACAATCTCTAAGCAATTTAAAGAAGCCGACCAAGTTATAGCACTTGCTCGTAATTACAATGCTTCTAGAGATCAAGAAGAACGTAACGCTATACTGGAGCAAGTGAAAACCTTACTTACTCCTGCAAATCGCATTCAGCACGCAACTGATGGCCGTTTTGAATTTGATGGCGGGAAGAAAATGTACCTTAAAGGTACTACGGATCCTATTCCGAATTTCCTAGCTAAAAAACTTATGAAATGGTTAGAAGAAGGAGTGCCGTTAGACGGTTTGATAAATTTCTGGAAGCATCTATTGCTAAACCCTGATAAAACTGTTAGAAAGCAGTTATATGGTTTCTTAGAGCATAATGGACATCCCATTACAGAAAAAGGTTATTTCTTAGCTTATAAAGCTTGTAAAGTCAAACAAATATTTGATACTGAAACTGGAGAGGAGAAGGTTCAGTTTAAATATAGTGAGGATACAGGTGAACAAGAAGAGAAATATACGCAATCTTTAACGTTTGCTCCGTACCATAGCGGTGCGCATGGAATGGTAATTAAGTGTGGTACACCAATTACTATGCCAAGAGTAGACTGTGATCCAGATCCTGAACGTACTTGTTCCGCTGGCCTCCATGTAGGGTCAATGGAATACGTTCATGATTTTGGATATGAGAGTGGCGTAATTCTAGAAGTTCTTGTAAGTCCTCGCAATGTTGTAGCAGTTCCGACTGATTACAATAATACGAAGATGAGAACATGTGAGTATTTCCCTATTGCTATTAGTAATGGTGAGAATGAAAGCATATTCCTAGAGTCTGATTATACTGCATTTGATAATCCTCAAATGAAGAAAGATTTACAAGAATACGAGTCTGCTAAAAGACAACAAATTAGTGAATTAGAAACTGAGTTAGCTCAGAATTCTGAAATAGCTGATAGTCTGATGGCATAATTATAAATTAGTAAGAGCGGGCCCGCAATAGAGTTTCCTCCATTTGTACTCTATGGGCCCGTCCCCTTACGCTTTTTAACTATGAAACAACTAAGAATAGAAATACCAAACTTTATAACTCACATCGCAAAAACAAAAACGAAGTGGGTGAAAATAAATGGGCAGAGACTCTATACTGGTATGAATCATCATTTGCGCGCTCTTATAATAAGACGTATGCATACATACATTCAACAATATATTCCTAATGGGTTAGATATTAGAAATATGGGACCTATAAAAGTAAAATTAGAGTTACATACTGTGATAAACCACGGTGATATTAGAATGTATAAAGGTGATCTCCGATGGCGCCCTCCAAAGAAAGGTTATAAACCCAAGTGGGATGTAGATAACTTATGGATTTGGATTAAAAGTTTCCAGGATACTATTGTTGAGATGGGATTAATAGACGATGATAATTGTGCTGTTATACCTAATACAGGAGAGATTGAATTTGTCCCTGTAGAGACATTAAAAGAAAGAAAATTAGTATTTATTATAACAAAATATAAAAGAAAATAAGATGAAAATAGAACATGTAAGCCATTCATCTCTAAGTGCCCTAAAAATTAGTCCCCAATACTTTCAAAAATATATAAATAGAGAATTAAAACAAGAAGATAGTCGTTATCTAGATCTTGGTAGTGCAATTCACTGTTACATATTAGAAAATAGTACATTTAATGACAGATATATCGTATCCGATGTTCCTGTTGTTGGAGGTATGATGGGTAAATTTGTAGAAGCGCTTGTAGAGAATGAAAAATTTGTTAACACTAGTGTGTTAGACGGTACCGAAGATTCCCCAGAAGAGTTTGTATTACAAAATACAGATCATTTATATCAACATTGTTATGATATATCTGGATTTAAAACTTCAATAGCTACTGTAATAAAAAAGTTAGATAACCCTGAAATTAACAGTTATGTTACTCTTTTAAGAAACTCAGTTAACAAACATATTCTATCTCAAGACGAGATGGAAACAATACTTCAGTGTGCAGCATCCGCAAGTAAACATGCCGTAGCAAGTACGGTATTAAATCCTGTAGAAGCTGAACCTGAAAAAGAAATTCTTTGGACTCACAAAGATTTTAAAATTAAATCAATTATTGATAACTTAATACTTGACAAAGAAAAGAAGATGGTTACTGTAACAGATTTAAAAACAACTTCCAAAAACCCTTATAATTTCCTAGGATCTTATATATCTTATGGGTATTATAGGCAAATTGGAATCTATAAACAAGCAGTTATGGCATACATGACTGAATTGGGATTAGATTTCGCGGAATACGATTTTAAAACTTATATAGTAGCCTTACAAACGACTGGACTTTGTGAGTGTGTGGTATATGAGCCTGATAATCTTGACTTATCTATAGCCATTGATGAGTTTGAGAGCTTATTAGACAGGCTTAAATGGCATCAAGACCACGACCATTGGGATTACCCTATGGAGTATTATAACAATAATGGCGTAATTAAAATCAAATTATCGGATGAGGCTATTTCAAGAATTAGAGAAAATTCGTAAAGTAATTAAACCAACTAAAACTGTTGATTTTATTTTACCTCTAACTGGATATTCAAAAATAGATTTAGAACCCTTTCTAGTAAACGCATATCTTGGCGATGTAAGTTTATTAGACTGGGATCTTGAATCACCTGATGTATTTGCTCTACTAAAGTATAGCGGACACATTAATTTTTATGATCTAGAAAAAGAGTTAGAAAAAGATGAATATTTTAAAACGTCATATTCGTTGTTTAATGGTACATACATAATGTTTGTATTTACTATTGGACCAACATTTATTGATGATTTTAATAAGTTTATGGATGGTAAGTACTCAAAACTTTCTCACCCCGCTAAAATTCGTATAATGAGACATCGTAAAAAAGATAGCCCTATGCCGCTAATCCTCGATAAGGATAAGAGCCTCCGTCAGTACTGGGAATTAAAACTAGACGCGGAGTTGCCACAAAAGTCAGAAGTATGGCCTATTGTACATTACAATGAAGAATTATTCGATAAAAGGGAGTTCAAAGAATTGATGGGAATAAATGAAGATCTACCACCTAGCTTGCGCTAGTTGGTGGGTCTTCTCCATCATAATCCTCGTTAGATATTCCCAACTGATAAGTGAACATTCCCCTTTTTGTAGCACCTGAGGCTTTGTTGTGACGCTTATGTCTCTCTTTGATTTTTTTAAGTAGAGCGCATTTTTCATATTGCTCTCTATCTTCATGAGAATAATAATCTATTAGTACATCAAAAACTGTTAATGCATCATAGTCAGTTAAAAGCCAGAATAACTTATTAGGAAATACTTCAAAATCATAATTATTTGTTATTAAAGTATATGTATTTTCCATAGATTGATGTTTAATTTCTAACCGCTGTTCCTCGGATAACATATCTAATTCCGGATCATCACTATCATAAAAATAATTATCAAAATTGTCTTCACTCATTAATTCTATTTTAAATCAAAAAACTTAATTTTATCTTTTGGATCTGTACTCCATTCTTTAAATGGTAACGCATTCCTAATATATTTGTTTATTTTAGGATCTCCTTTCTCGTATTGTCCTGTTTTTCTCTTATATCTTTCATAGTCTTCTCCTAAAGCAATACTCCAACCATCACTCCATATTTGTCTTGCTAGTTTTGCATAGGCTTCTAGTGTAGTCATATTTGCAGCTGGTGTTCTTAAGATCTCATAGAATGAAGCTCCTAGTGGATTATAGAATGCAAGTTCGGATTGTACTCTCTTCATAGTATATAATCCATACCAATCTCCTCGTGATCTTTCTTCTGGCTCATCTTCAGAACCAAAGAAGGCAAATCCTGCTAATGTTAATAATTGAAATGCCATCACTTCACCTATAGAACGTTTTATATTTGCTTGCTGCCATTGCGCAAGATCTTTGTAATTCTTACTTAAAGTAAAAAATTGTAATCTATAAAAATCTCTTCCTAATTTACCTATAAACTTTAAAGCTGTAACATAATTACCTTCTGAATAAGCCTCTCTTCTCTCGTTCCAATTAGGGCCTTTTCTATCAGAGTCTTTATTGTAGAATAATTTTTCTCCCCCTTCAAATCGACGAAGGTACCCAGGTATTAACCATTTACGGAATTGTAACGCCCATCTACCTGCCGCATACTGTTGTATAGCTGCTTTATCTTTTTCATTATAAATACCATGCATCCTTTGATAAACGGCTTGTATTTTTTCTGCAAATAGAATTCTTTCTGTTTCACTAAATTGAGAAGATACTTCAGGGTCTAATACTAACTTTCCATCTACTACCGAATAAGCATCCCATAAATTAGTAGTTCCTTTAGATGTTTCGAATTTTTTACCAATCATCATTCCAATACCTAATTGACTTTGGATCATATGCTCACCTGCTGACATCAGAAAGTATAAAGCGCCTGTATTCATTCTAAGACCCATCTTCTTATGAGAAAGTCTTCTACCATACTCATCAAAGTGTTGTTGCAGATCAAATAATTGATTAATCTGTCCTAGTTTAGATTTTGGAGCTCTAGCTAAAGTATCTGCTATAATCCCAATACCCCCAACACCATCTGCTGCTGTATATCCTAGGTAAATTCCTTTAGCTCTTGTCCAATTTTTCATAGTTATATACTCACCTGCAAAAGCTTCAATAGCATTCATTAAACTACCAAATGTAATATTTGCTACGGCTGCAATATGATTCATTGCAAGTACTCTTAAACTTCCCATATTTAATAATGCATCGTATACTTGTTCAATATTAATTTCTTTTCCTCTTAATGATACAACACCTTCATGCTTTTTACGTTTACCATAAATTACCATATCAAAATAAGCTTCTAATCTACCCCAAGCTCTTGAGTCTTCTCCAGATATTGTAACATCTTTACCTGTAATTGTATTCTTAACAGGCATACCAGCTTTAAGTTTTCTAACTCTACGAGTTCTTACGAGCTCTTTAGCCATTTCTAGTTCAGGTAATACTTCAGTCATTTCTTGATAGTTTGACGCCATAGTAGAATACATTTTTATCATACTTCCTAAATCATAAGATAAATCTGATGGGCTTAATTGTCCTTCCGCATTTCCTATTCTAGTTGAATAATGAATAGGGACATAGCTCATAGGATCTCCTACCGCATCTGTATATTCACCCCACATAATATTATCTTCTTGTTTACCGAATAGCTCACCCATCCTCTCTCTAACAGCATTATAAGGTCCCATAAATATTCCTCTATGTTCTTCATTCATAAATGCTTTTTCAGCTACTGTTGCTCTTAATGATGGTAACATGTACCCTCGTTGATAAGACTGAGGTAATTTACTTTGAGCTGCTTCATAATTAGAAGCAAAGAAATTAAAGAAAACTCTTCTAGGGTCAGACTCTTGCATATCATTTAACTGCTTATACTTCTCACTCTTATACCCTTCAGGTGATGTCTTTAAATATTTATTATAATTACCATTCTTTTGTATATCCTCTTCATAGAATTCATTCCAAATAAGCTCACTCATACCATAACCTTGGTCTGTTTTAGTTTCAATAAAATTTCTTTGGGCTTGTCTATATTCTGGTACATATTCAGTAACTACATAACCAGTTAACTTACCATCTTTATCATTCTCGAGCATAAAATCATATAACTCTCTATACTTCCAAATTGCTACACCGTTAGCATGTTGATGTTTTTCTAAGCTAGTTATAACATCCATTAATTGTCCTTTACCGTGCTCAAAATCATACTCAAATCTATTTACTTTACCTCTTTGTATAGTAACCATCTTATCTATCATAGCTAATGACGGATCATTAGAGTCTCCCATTGCGGCTAGAAATCTTGCTAAGAATGTTATATCTCCTCCTGCAACTTCTAACTCTTTCATAAACTTCTCCGGGTTGTTTTTATATGCTGGATTAGTAGTTGTTTTAGCAAACTTCTCCGCTATAAGTGCTCTATTTAATCCTTTAGCATCTTCTAGAATAAGATCTCTCTTAGCTATAGCAGGCATTACATATTTTTCTAATAAATTCTCATAGCCTGATTGGGCCAATAAAGGCGCCATTAATGTTATCTCCTCTAAAGAACTAAAGGCACCTACAAATGTTAAAAGTTGGCTTAACACTTTTGGATTTAATGCATCATCTTTCTTTAATTGATTTAATCTTCTATGCGCATTATTTAAATCCATTACTGCTCTCTTAACAAATAGAACTAAACCTTCTTTTTCATTAAGCATTTCCATTTCGTTATATACTTCTTGGAGTCTATTAGCGTAATCACTATTTCCTGGTTCCTTAGAATACACATTAATTCTGATTTCTAATTGGTCTTTGGCTTTCTCAAATACTTTAAGTACTTGATTAAACTCATTTTGCTCCATCATTGTATTATGATTAGGGGCAATAAACTCAATCATTTTATTAAGTGTTTTCGTAGGAATAGGTTCTAGATTATTCAACTTAGTCATTATTGGAGCAGTAGATGTAGATATTTCTGCATTAGAAAAAACAATCTTTCCTGCTTCAGTCATAGTCACACCAGCTTCAATAGGAACTATATTTATTTTATCCACCTTAATACCTTTCTGTTCTATAATATGTTTATATAGCGAAAGCTGAATACGATATTTATTAAGTAAATTATTTTGTATACCTGCTAACGCCCCTTTAAATGGAGGTAGCTTTTTCATTATATTACCAAACTTACCACGTGTTTTAGTTTTAAAATCATGAAGAATTTTTTGACCATTAGATGTTACTTCTATAACATCAATACTACCTGCTATTAAATCCTGTGGATCTCCTACCATAACTTCAGAATGTAAAGTACTTCCTGCAGCCTCTTTACTACGCACCCACTCTCTAAGAGATGGAATTGCACTTCTAAACGCTTCTGTATTTCCTTTAGGCAATCCATCTAGTATAACTTCCATGTCAGACTTATTAATAATACCTTCAACTAAACTATGTAAACCAGTTCCCATATCATCTCTTAAGAAATCCCATAAATCTTGGACTTTATCAGGAGTATTAAATGGATCATTATTATTTTTATTTTTAGTTGCTACTTTTGTTGCAATCTCTTGTTGTTTAAATGGGTCTTGGAATATTTCCATTAAATTGCTCACCCTATTCATCTTAACACCATCCATTTCATAGTATGGAGAAATTTCTGTTGGGGCTGTAATATTACTAGATTCATCTATAAGTTTATCCATTTTATCTTTCTCAGTGAACTGTCTTAAGTATGGTATTTTACTACTAGCTGCTTGTGTTGCTCTCTTAAGTAGATCAGAAGGAGTTATTTTTTCTCCTTTAGCATTTCTATATTCTAAATTACTTTTATTTAGAGCATAAAATTTATTTACTCCTATGTTGTCTATGCTTAAACCGCCTGGGTTTATACCTTTTATAATAGAATCAGCTGCAGGCCCAAGAATATTACTTAGTTCTTCGTTTAAACTAGTGATCTCACTTCGCCTTCCTCCAAAGAATCTCTTTATAGAATCCCATACCTTTGCAAGTGTAGCTAGTAATCCGGTTCCATAATCTTCGGCCACTGTCTCTCCTTCATACTCACCTACTATATACTTAGCTAAAATTTTACCAGCCGCCTCTTTTGCAAACATGTCAGGAGTATTATAAATATGTTTATAGTCATTCTGTACTTCCTGGTAAGTTTTTGTTTTAACAACTAAATCTAATAGTCTCTGCATTGGAGCGTTGTCCATCATCTCTACAAAAAAGTGTGCCGCCTCTTCAGGTAATGTAAATCTGTCTCTATTGTTATCTACTCTAACTACTCTGTTTAACATATCTGCCACACCTATAGCATCTACTCCAAGTTTTTCCTTAAGGTTATCATATTTCTTTACAGGAATACCAAAGTTCTGCATTAACCACTGTTCAATCATTTGGTCCATATTTGTTAGAACCGCTTGCTTTACATCTGGTGTTAACTGGAAAAGATCATTAAACTTAGTTTCTTCTCCCTGAATCATATTATCTAAAGTTATTTCAGTAGGTACAGGAGCTTCATGTATTAAAGTATTCATTGGATTAATACTAGTTACCTCTATATTATCAGCCTGCATTTCAACTTGTTTGAAGCGCTCTCCTAGTGGAGTAATTTCTTGGTATACTGCTCCAGTTTCAGTAGTGTAACGCATTTTAAATAATCTAAACTTACCTTCCATAAAAGATTTAAAGTAATTTACATTATTTGTACTGCCATCTACCTGATCTACAATTAGTTGTGGCGCATTATCGTTATGAATAAAATATTCATTCTTAGTTAGACTATAATTTTGTCTAACTGCGTCTGAAGTTTCTACTGTCTTATTATCTACAGTCATTAAGAAGCCATTATCAGCAAACATAGTTCTTATAATTTGCTCTGCCCCGCCTACAAAGTAGTTTTCATAACTCATTGTTCTTTCTTCTTTTCTGAAGAAATCTGTTAATCCTGAACTTTTCCAATATGACATAGGCACTAAATCTACAAATGAGTTTGGTCCCATCATAAATCCAGATGTAACTACTGAGTACTTAGCTAAATTCTGAGCTAGAGTTCTTACCTCATCTCTCGGATCAACTAATAGTTCAGACCATCTGTCTGTAATAGCATTTAATTGGTCAACCCCTAGCTTAGTTGTATTATTAAAAGCTATCAGTTGTAAGAAATTATCTACATTAATGTTTTGCTCATGGCCAAATAACATTCCTAAGAAAGGATCGTTCTGTAAACCGTACTGAGTCTTTACCCTTTCCATATTCTTAAGAAGAGAATTCTCTTTAGTAAATAGTAACTCTTTAAGATATTCATTATTCTCATAAACCATAGACCCAAATGGAGAGGTCTTTTTAGTAAGTGCCCAGAATAATCCTAAGCCATTTATAACTTCAGTAAGTTCAGGAGTTAGTATTCCATTTCTCTGACCTGTTGCAAATGCTATATCTTGTTTAAGTTGAGAGAATCCTGGTCTACTATAAGGAACAAACTGTGATACAAACTCTGTAGCCGCATCTAATCCGTATACTCTATAAGCCTCTATTCTTTCATTGGTTTGTTCTATATTAAGAGAGGACTGCGGTCCTTGTAAATATTCAACTTTATTACTATAGTTTTCAATAAAACTTAATCTAGACATATTTTTAAGAGTCTCTGGTGATACTGCTGCATTAAACATTCCAAGATCTCTTCCTACTTTACTGTACTTTAAAAAGTCAGCTAATATTTGTACTTGTTTTCTCGCTACCCCTGGATCGTTTAAGTTGGCTGTTAATGATTCTGATAAATAATTTTCAGAAGGAGTAAATATTTTATCCCCGCCTATTTCTCTAGCATTATCAAACTCGACTCCTAAATTAAGTGATCCCGCTATTTCCTTAGCTATTTGTAAATCAGTTATTTCAAGCCCCTGCTTGTAACGTTTTTCAAAGAAATCTCGTAGTATAGGCTGATTAATAAAATCTAGTGTAATTGAATTATTAAACCCGGATCTATTTAAAAGCGCTACTACACCACTATTATACATTGTTACACCTACACGTCCAATTCTTTGGTACTTTGCATTATCTAAAGATTCATTCTGATCTTCCGATAAATAACTAGATATAAACTTCCCATCAAATCCTAAGATTCTATTTAAGGCGCTATGCCCACTCTTGTTATTGCCTTTAATGTTTACCTCATAGCCTTCTTTTAATTGTAAATTAACTTGCTGTGCAACCGAATGTCCTGTAGCATGTAAAGAAAATATACCAATAAGCATTGATGCATCTTTATTAATTTTTTCAAGATACATATCTGCAGCAAATGAAGTACTATTAAATCCAGATAAGTTAGGAATAATACCTTTAGACTCATACTCTTCTAATTTATTTGTATAAGTAGGAGAATCTAATGGATCTAATTGTTCAACAATATGATGCTTAGATGTTATAATACCATTTCTTATATCAAATATTATATTTGTTAATGCGGCATCTGATAATCCATCAAATGATTTCTTAGTATTATACTTTTGTAAATCAAATGCGCCTATTTTAGTTTTTTGTTTTGATAATTCAGGCATTAAGATATACATCTTATCTATATCAAAATCAGAACCCATCATTGTTGTAACTTCTGCAGGTAACATAATAACACCTCCCATATTTTCAGGCAATATCTTTACTACCTTAAGAGATAGCATAGAGTTTTTACCCTGTGTAGGAATCCTGTATCCTAATAAATCATATATATCTGACCCATCAATTACTTCTCCAGGCTTTAATCCTATCTTCACTGCTAATTCATAAGGAAGTGCTACCTCAGCATACACTCCACCATTCTTATGCGGTTTAATTTGTAATCTATTATCTATATTATAACCAAACTCAGCTACCTGAACTGCACTCATACCGTTGAAACGTTGTTTAAGTACTGCATTCTTATACATAGATAATAAAATAGCTTCAAATCTTTTTGCGAATGGGGGGAAAGATAATGGTGCTTCAAATCCATAAACATTTACATCTTGCATTAAACGTTCAATATTTAGAGCGTTATAATAATTATCTGCTAGATCTCTTTCATCTAGGCTGTTTGTAATTTCATCTCTAACTTTCTTTAAGAATTCTAATTGTGCTTTACCAAAGGCTTCTGCACTCATTGTACTTCTATTATTAACAGCCTCGGTATAACTAGGCATACCTAATCTTTTAGATAGAGCTTCACTAGATCTTTTTATACGTTCTGCATAAGTATTGTTGTATAAGTCAAGTACTTCTTTACCTGATATACTAGAATCAAACATATTATATTTATTATCTAGTGCTATATTTGCTAAAGATAGTTTAGCCATTTGAGTCCCATCTAAAGGGGCCTTAGTCTTAGTCTCAATAGTTTGAGGACTTCTAAGATGTTTAGTCTCTAACTTATTAACAGCTATTTGGTTTAGATCTTGTTCTGCTAGGTCTAAAATTCCTGTAGCTCCAATTTTAATAGCCGACTCAAAATTAACCATATCAATAGGTCTCTTGGTATCTTCCATTCGAATACGTAGCTGATTCAAAGTAACCTTTCGGTTCCCTGGATCTTCTTTAAACTGTTCTGTAAACTCTCTAATCAATGGTATTGTAGAATGTTTAATCTGTTCCCAAACTATATTTTCATTTCCTTGAGAGTCTATTTGTATTCTTTCACCAAAGTAATATGTTTTTCTAGGGTCTAATAATAATACTCTTGATTTAGCATCTCCCATCAATCCTTTAGACCAATACTTGTCATATGCATCTATATGTTCTTGAGTCCAACTTCCATCAGATTCCATTTGTTTTCTGTGGAAGTCTAATGTTGTATACCCTTGTGCATCAGTAGAGTTTACTCTCAAATATCCAGCTGCTATTCTTTTAGCTGTTTTAGAATCAACTTTTGCATCAATTAATATTTTATATATGTGGTCTTCACTGTTTACCATTACATCTGCTAATATAGCGTGTAAAAAGTGGGAAGGTAATCCATATTGATTCTCTTGATTATATACCGCATCTATACCAGGTGTAATACTTTGATAAGCTCTCTTTCCAAATTCAATAAATGGATTTCCTTGTGCATCTGATTTATAATATGCAAGGTCTGGCCCAAATGTTGTATTAATATAAGGTTTATATACTAAATCATTTATAGCAAACTCTTGGAGTGCCGGTAATATACCCGTTTCTGCAGTAGTTTTTCCTTCATATGCCTGTGATGGTAAAAGCTCATTCTCATAAACGCCGTTTGGTTTTCTATTAACTACTCCTGCATTTACTAAAGTTTCGATAGTAGATTCCATTTCTTTTACTACATATCTTTCTAAATGAGTATTCATTAACACAGTCTGTTCTGCAGTTAATTCTATAGTCTCATTCTCTCTTAACCTCCCTTCAGGAGTAAAGAACTTCTCTGTATTTAAAGAAGGGAATTGTACAAATCTTAAACCTGCACCTTTATTATCTCCTTTAACTTTTTCATAGTGTACATATTGTGTCTGTTCATCTAGTGATATGGGATTAGGCCCGAATAATTGTTTGTTAACTTTTGATATTCTTGCTAACTCTCCCATAAGTGCAGGCTGTAATAATGATACCGCTGTCTGAACATATCCATCTTGTCCTAAACTATTAGATCTCCAATACTTAGACCTCGGTCCTATCTTTGGAAGTGTTATATATTTAGATTGATTTTTATCTCCTTTAGTTCCAGTATTAAACTTACTGTAATTTAATCCACTGTTGTAAAACATAATAAACCTTGTAACAGCAGAAAGAGCTTGGTCCATTTCATCATAAGCACTTATCTTTCCAGCATTAGCGGATTCTCTAATTACATCGAATGTACTAAGTTGGAAATTGTTTCTCATTTGCTCATCATTTAATAGCATATTTAAAATAAGATGTCTATTATTTTCTGATGGGCTGTAGAATACATCACGGAATCTATTTAAAATAGCCTGTCTATAGGTTTCATCCGAACGTAATTCTAATGTAGTTTTAGAATCATATGTATTTAAATTAATAGAATAGATTGGTTTTCTATTCCCTCCTAAAAACGAAGCTGCATAACTATCTATACGATATTTTGATTCTAATCCTGCTAATCTTTTAAGAGCGCCAGTCTCTGAGGTTCCTTTTAAGTAAGGATTATTAAACTGCATTAATGTTTTCATGATATGCTCAAACGAACTATTACCAACCATATAACTATTAAGATCTCTTACTGTACGAGTTTCGTCATTAAATAGTCCCATATAAGTTTCCGGGCTTAGTTTGAGTCCTGCATAATCTAATGTATTTTTAAAAGCTCTTAGATAGTCTTTTTTAGTAGCACCTTCTCTGCTAAGTCTAGTAGTAGTATCATATAACTCTTTTAGTTTATCTATAGCAGGAGCGCTCAATGCATCTTCTTTACCTGTTGTAGGTGAATAAATAGCTGTCTGATCTCTAGTGTCTACCCATTTACGTATAATCTGATTCTCTAAACCATTACGATTAGTTTCAACAATTTTTGCTGTACCGTCTTTCTGATAGATAACAGTTTCAAACCTGATGTTTTGTTTATTAAAGTGTGATACAAATTTATTTTTCCACTGCGGAGTAGCTTCCTGGTATATTCTAACTACCTGATCCATCATTGGTAGCCCATTTTCTGCTAGCTTTTCTAATTTAGCTATTACTTTACCTTGTGGAGAGTTTGCTAGGTTTACAGATAAGTATGCATAGATCTCATCAAATGCCATAAACTGAGGAAATCCAAGTACTTTACCATGTACAACTGCTCCCTTAGCATCACGCTCTACAATAAATCCTAATTCAAATTTAATCTCTTTAGCTAATGTTTGTTTAACAGGACTATTAAAAAAGTTCTGTCCAAAAATTCTTTCAGTAGATTCTGTTGCCTCTATTGTCTCTACCTGCTCTTCTGTTAAAGCTTCTTCTATTTCAGGGTTATTGTAATTTATTTCTCCCCCTTTCTTAATTTTATATTTAATACCAAACTGAGATCTCAATCCGCGCACTGCAAGTGACATAAATCCAGGACTAGCTACATTGCCGTATTCATCAACGACATCATACCATACATCTGGTTTAGTTACATTAATTGCATTGTTACCTTTATTCTTAGTATTTGTATCCTCACTTTCTGAAAGCTTTTTACCTGTTGTTTCCCAAGCTTGTCTGATAGATTCATAAGCACCTTTTAATTCGTTAGGCTGAGTTAAAGCATCTCTCCAAGCTCCTGGAGTTTCTGTTTCTTTATACTTAGCTTTCAAAGCTTGTGCTAGTTTATAATTAATATTATTAACTATCTCTTTTGATTGATCTGTGTTGTATCCTCTCTTCGCTCTTAGCTTAGGCGTCCTAACTTCAGATAAAGTTTTAGCTTCCGCAGCTGTATATTGAGTGAACTCTCTGTTATTAAGATCTCTGAATAAGTATTCGATTTCACTTCGTGAGCCTAGCATATTCTTAATTGCATACCACAAATCTCTAAAGAATCTTTTTACAGCTCCTCCAAATCCTTCTGCATTCTCAGTTAATTGGTAGTCTTTGAATGCTTCAGCTAATCTTGTCTCTATATCATTATCTTCAAGTTTTTGAATCTGTGCTGTTAATTTCTCTATGACGTCTACTCTATCATAAGTTGCCATTTTATTTCTATCCAGCGTAATATTCAGGCCTCCTAAATCTAAGTCTAGTGATACTGAAACTTCATTAAGCTGTGGATTGTCTATTGAGATAGATGTCATACTTGAAGAAAAGCTTTCAAAAAACTTTAACGTTTTTCTTGCTCCCTCTAATCTTTGTGAAATACCCATTTTTTCTAGCATTTCCATCTCAATAGATGATTTCTCATCCTCAGTTAAATGTAGATCATATATTCTACGGAATGCTTCCCAATATGCAGTTCCGGCTAGTGCGCCTTCTGCTACGGTCATCAATCCATTGTGATAATAACCCCATGCCTGTCTTCCCCAATCAAGAGTCATATATTTTACTCTATTTACTACATCTAAAGCTTCTTCACCAAATCTATCTAATACCCAACTCTTTTCAGTCTCTGTCATAAGATCATATCCAGGACCTACTTGCTCATACTCACGTAACTTAACATCAAAATCATCATCTTTAGTAGGATCTACCCCTACAATAACCTGTTTACCTGCAGTACCGTCTACATAAGTTTCTGCTGTAAGAGGAGTAGTTACTGTCATTGTACCTCCAGTTGATTCCTCACTAGTTGGTTGTGTTGAGTCTTGTTGATCTATTGCTAAATCTACAACAGCCTGACCAACAGGAGAAGTAACTCCTCCCTCTAAAACTTTTCCTGTTTTTAAATTTGTTATTGTTCCGCTACCAACATTAAAGTCAACTGAATATTTAGTACCTTTGTAAGTTACAACTTCAACCTCACTAGTTTGTGGTGTTGGTTTAATTTTTCTAGAAAACTTAGGAAATCCATCTTCTGTTGTTCCTATTTCTTCCCATCCTTCATTTATAAGATCTTGAATCTCTTCTGAACTTTCTGCATAAGTAGTTTCTATCCCTAAGTCTTTTAAATCTTGTGGACTTGCTTCAATGTCTGCTTTAATCTCACTAGTTTGTTGTATAGTATCTCCTATAATATCTCCAAAAGATGTATCAGAAGAGGACTCAATTACAAAATCATCTTCGCTATTCTCTGGTACTGGAGTAAGAACAAGACTGTCTGATAGCGCTGCTGGCATTACACTCTCTGCAGGTGTAAATGCGGTAGGCTCTACTTCTACAAATAGTCTAGAATGACTTATTCTTTGTTGCCCTTTCCCTGGTATATCTGTAGTTAAGATATTCATTTCTTTTAAGAATGAATTGTAATCAGAAAAAGCCTGCTCTCTTAATGGACTTAAGTATGAGTCTGTACTATTTATTTTATGCTTTTGTATATTGTATACTTTAGTTTTTAAATGCTCAATAAGTGCATCTCTTATTTCCGTCGGTGCTAACTCTAAGCTATTACTACTACGAAGAGTATTTCGTTTAGCACTCATATCATTTGTAGCTACTATATCACCTTCTTGGGGTACTAAATTCCCTTGCTCATCATATTCTTTATATAAAAATTCTCCCCCTTCTAAAGCAGACTGTAAGTTGTTACGGGTATTACCTTCTCTTCCCTCCATATTATATTGGATACCTATAACCTTTCCTCTAAATGGGAACTTAATTACAAAGTTATCCATTGTTACATCAAACTTTGCTGCAAATGTTTTGCTAGTTTTATTTCCTAATTTAAATTGTGCATCTGCATTATTACCCCTTGGAATATATACTAATTGTTCAACTAGTAATCCTTTTTCTTCTGCAGTAAATTGATTACTAGTTAAAGTATCTAAAATATTTCTAGCTGCTTCATCAGTTAGTCTAGATGTTTGTAGTCTTACTGGATGCCCAATACCATTTGCACTCTTTATTTGTACATAAACTCTTCCAGGTTCTGTATACTCTGATTCAAAATTATTTTCATTTGTATTGTTCCAGTTAATCCCCTGACCTCCAAGATCTACACCTAGTAATATATCTTCCCCTAGAACAGATAATGGTTGTTGTATAGATTTACCATCATGTTTTAAATTCATAAAGTAACCTGCAGTTTTTCCTGCTATTGTTGCTTTAATATCTGCCTTACCTGGATTCTCTCTTATAAACTTAGTAATCTGTTGTCTTAATACACCATTAGTACCTATAGCTTTTTGTGAGGAAGACAGCTGACTTAAAATAATATCAGGATTAGACGCTAATCTAATAGTAACAATACCCTGTCCCGCTTTCACCGGCGTAAAGTATGGCCAGTTCTTTTCAATTCTTAATATTACTTTTGTGCCTACACCTAGTTCAGGGCTATTAAGAAGTTTAGTATCAAATACATCTGATACTTTTACTGCATCATCTTTTATTTGTACTCGTACAGCAGGACCTATTTTGTTCCCCCTCTTCATTTGAAACTGTACTAATTCTTCAGTCTCTAATACTTTTGTACCCTCTTTCTTTACTTTACCTGCTTCATTTAATAATGGTTTAAACACATAAAGTTTTAAATAGTTTGGATCATTATTTTCTAATGCTTCTAATTGAGGGCCTGTAAGCTCATCTAGAAATACTAAGTTACTTGCTTTTCCTGTTGGGCTTTCTAGGATTTCTATCAGGTTTCCGTTTGAATCTACTACATTTTGATACTCCCCAAACTGGGTCATTGTAGCAAAAAATTGTGGATTCCAACCTTGAGGATAAGTTTTTTGAAGAGCCCTCATATTTATTGTAGTAGGATTGTCTTCAATTATTATTACTTCCGACTGCTCTTGGGCGGTTTGCCCTGATTCCTTACCCGAAGTAGCTTCGACAACTTCCAGTTTTTCTTCGTTTTGAGATACTGGGCTTTGCTCCACTTGGTTCCATCCTCCCATTGCTTCTGTGCTCGTATCCAGATCGTCGATAGTAATGTCATTCTCTTCTACTTTTTGTTTAGTATTTTCTGTTAGTACAGTTTGATCCTCTAAACTTTCCGTGGTTTGTTCTACGGCTGGAGTCGCGTTACTGGTCGTGCCTGCTGCAATGGCTTCTGCTTCTTGTTGTTTCTGAGCGAGTTCAGATGTTTTACTCTCTCCCATTTGGTCTTGCTGGATAATTCCTTTTGTAATTCGTCCGGTAGCATCCGGTTGAGTAGTGCTAATTTCATTGTATGTTGTTTTAAGATTATTAACTGTTTCTTGAAGTTTATTTGTTAACTGTATATTACCTGATCTTAGTACGGCTTCATTTAGCTCTCCAGTAAGAACGTTTCCGTTCTCATCTCTAGCAATTAAGCCTTGCGTAAATAGGTCTGTTTGTCCGTAACTCAAAATGTATTCATTACCTTGATACTCTACAATCATGAAATCATCTTGAACTAATTCTGTAAATCTAGTACGCTTTACAGCTTCTAGTGTTTCTATTACATCTGCTATTTCATATGTAACAGAAGGACTAGTAAATGTTATTTTTTTACCATCCCATCTAGTTAATGTAACAGATACTACATTAGCCTCACTATCATATTCTATAGCGCTTGAAGGCTCTGAATTAAGATTATTATAAAACTCTCCATTAATATTAAAAGTTTTACCATCAGCTTGAATGCTAATATCTAAATTAGCATCTCTTAGCATTAACATATCTAAGTATCCTAATGTTGGACCATTGGTAAATTGTCCTTTAGAGTTTCTAAATACTTTATTATCTTGTTCTTGAGTAATAATATACTCTTTATTAGTTTCTCCTTCTCTAAAAATAAGTTCATTACTTTCAGTGTCCATATAAAGCATACCAACTTTATCACCCCATACTACAGTAACATGTTTTGTCATGTTATCAAATAGCTCAGTGATTAGAAAGTCTTGACTTTCCTTCTCGCCATACATACTTTTATTCCATTCTGCTTTATTTTCTCTCTGCTCTTGTTCTATCTTAACTCTACGAGCTTGTTCTTTTCTTGAAAGTTTAGGATTAAATAACTCTTCATGCATTTCTACAAAAGACTTGTTTATATCTTCACTTATTTCTTTAGATACCTCAGCTGCTTCTGCACGCATTTCTTCTACTATATCAGCATATGCTTTTTTTGTTTCATGGCTTATAAATAAATCTATAACTTTATTTGCATACTCAGCTATAACTGGATTATTCATAAACTCAGCAAAAAATTCTTTAATTTGCTGCTCTGTAATATTAGGATTTTCATTTAGTAAATCCCTAAAGTCTTGTTTTATACCATTGTTTATAGCCTCTTCTGCTCTACTTGCAGCTGAACTTGCTACCTCTTCTCTACCTTCTGCTATAATTCTTTTAACTCTATCTTTTTCAGTCTCCTCAGCAAATGCCTGTTCCACTTTAGCATTATCCTCTCTCTTCCCATTTAGCATGTCTTGAAGCGCTGTCCATGCAGCATCTCTATTAAGCTCAAATTGTCCTTTTCTTTGTTCTAGGTAAGCCTTGCTATCTGTGTTAACTTCATTAAGAAACTTATTTTCCGCTTCAAATGCTTTAGCGTCATAACTTTCTTGTGAATCCTTTGCCAACGCCGCGGACTCTTGCTCTGTTTCACTTTGAATTTGTGTTGCTTTTTCAATTAGTTGGTCTAAAAACTGCATAGTTTCTAGAGCCTCTTTGTTAGATTCAGTAGCTTCTGTATCAGGGTTTGTACTCTCTGTTGCAGCCTGCTGTCTAGCATAAGTAAGTTGATCTATCTGTGCTTGTATAGCCTCACGTTTAGCTTTTAGCTCATATCTTTTCTTTGTATTAGGCCCTATTGCAAATTGTTGTTGTGTAAAAGCATCTGACTCATCTAGATTATTAATCTGTTCGTCTACAGCATTAACTAAGTTTTGATAAATATCAACAGCCATGTCCATATTAGTAAGAGCGTTTGCTACACCATAACTATATTTCTTTCCTGTTATTCTATTTACATAACTATTAAATTTCTTTTCAGTCTTAAGTATTAAGTCAGTTAAAGCTTTCCTATTAGATGCTACTTCATCTCCAGTTACTCCATACTCTCCTAATAGTTCTTCATATATAGGATCCGCAAGCATATCAACTAATAAATCTGTTGTACCTGCACGAGCAGCATTAAGAGCCAGTCCAAGAGCCATTAGTTCGTCCTGCTCTTTCATTCCATTTGTATCCCCTCTCTGCTCTGCTTTTTGTCTTTTCTTTAAAGATTCTCTTAAGACATCAACTCTATTATTTATTTCTTTTATAGCCTCAGCATCCTTAGCCTTTTGAGCTTTAGCATTTTTTGCACTAGATACACCTGTAAATATTCCTCCACCTATTGCCCCCATAAAAGCAGCTGTCCACATCTCACCATCATTTGCATATCTATTTAATCTATCTGCAAAACTACCATCTATAAAATCTCTATTTTCCCATCCTGTATTTCCTGCTAATACATCTCCATAATGTATACCTTCTTGCATGGAAACAAAATTCCACATCTCTTCAACTCCTTCAGTAGCAGACCAGAATGCCCAGTGTCTTGCTCGTGGAGTTGCTGCTAATACTTTCCCAAATCTAGTTTTGGGTAATTTAGGATTTTTTAAAATAGCATTTTGCGCTCCTTTAGCAGTTTTTGAATGTCCGAATAGTCCTGCTCGAGTAGATCTACCAACTCCCTTAAAGAAAAGAGCTGATTGTGCTATATCAAATACAAGGTTAACATAGTTCATGTTGTATGCCTTAGCTGCAGATTTACCTGCTATATGTTTCGCTGCAGTTTCTCTTAAGTTACGTGCGTCTAAACCAATACCTAATTTATCTAACATAGATCTTCCATCCGGACTTTTTAAATAAGCATCTAATTTTTCTTGGTTCCCAAAATAATTAAAGTTTTTATCTTACCCAAGTTGAAAAGTTTCTGCTGCTTCTCTATAGTTTTCCATATGACGAGAACTAAGTCCCATAATACTAGACTTAGTTAGCCATTTAGCAGTTCGACTTAAATTAAGACTATTAGCAATAGCAGCATTTGCCTTAGCTGATTTTAAACCTTTTGTGGCAACATTTAATACTCTTAATCCTCTGGCTGCCATACCTACTCCTTTAGTTACAGCGAGTCCAGGAAGAAACATAGATATAGATGAAACTATTGACACTCCATTTGAAGCCCACCAATCTCCATCTCCCCATCTAAAGTCTTCACTTGTTGGTTTTAAATATATAGGAGTTTTTTCTCTTGCCCATTCTCTTACATCTTCTCCGAATCCTGTAATACCATTAGAAAAGTCATCGGATAAATCTCCGTCCATAGCATCCAGAATAGCACCGAAACCTTGAATGGTTCCTCCCACTATTTCTCCCATAACAGCTTGACTTAAAAATCCTCCAAATCTTGACCATCCAGTTTGATCTCTGTGAAGCTGTCTTCCTATATCACCATAATCTTTTACATCCCAATCTATATCTGAATTCTCATATATATTTCCAGGAATTACAGTAGGTCTGTTGTATCTATTATTATCAAAATCTAGTGCAGTCTGATCATTGATAATGTCAGTCATATCCCAATCTCCATTAGGAAGTTGATATTGTTTAGAAACAGATGTTTCCTTTGGAAGGTTTGTAGTTGGATCTAGAGACTCATTACCAAGACCCTCAACGATAGGTAAACCCGACGTAGGATCTACCCCGTCGACTTTTTTTTGTTTTTTTGCCATTTTAAACTAATTTTAGTTTCTATTTTGCCCATGACGGATAAACATATCCGCTGGATGCACCTGGTAATTCTCCGAGTGACCAGTGCCACCACTCTTTATCAAACTGTTTCATGTTTGGAAGAGGATCTGCCTCTCTGTAAACACTACTTGATTTATGCATATCTTTAACCACCTGAGGAGTTTTACCCATATGGTCAAACAATGAAGTAAGTGAAGTATTAAAGTAATCAGGGAATATTTTATTTCCGCCGGTACCTGTTAACTCACTAACTTTGAATCCACTTCTAGTACTATTAGTTCTATCATACCCTTCAGAGGTAGTATGTGCTCCTTTAGTATTAGTTCCTATACTACTAATATTTCCAGTTTTATCTACTAATATGTAATCATACATACCTACAGTATTATCTAGATCTATAGCTTGTCCCATCACATGGAAGCCTCCCTCTTCAGGATTTGCTACCGGAGGTCCTACTTTTCCACCAGATACCCAATCATCATACATATTTTTTTGTTGTGCAAAACTTCTAGCTCCACTGGCCAAAGGTAATGAAAATTCACCATTTACACTAGAAACTGGAACTAATTCTAAGTCTCCATTATTTAATAGTGTGGTAAAGTTCTGTGTACTACCGTCATTCATAGTTACATCTGCATCCTTAAATTTACTAGATATTGTAGAACTTAAATCATTATGACGCTGTTCTCCGTAAGCCTTACTTTGATATGCTAGAATATCTGCTGTCTGTTTATTTAATCCTTCAAACCCATTATTAAATGTCCATCCATTATTAGTATTATAAGAACTCATCTGAACATCATTTACTCTTTGTTCAGGTAACATAACTTGTCCTGGTCTTAAATTAGTTGAGAAGTATTCTCCTGATACATCTATACCCCTTGCTTCAGAAGCTACATTTACAGGAACTCCTTCTCTTGCTATAGGATTTGGATTTTGTTTAAATTCATTTGCATAGAATGCTTTAGACCCTGCATAAGTTGGGTCATTAAGTGTTATAAGCATACCTATCTCTTGCATGTCACTATCTACATTAAATAGTTCGTTCCCTGTTGTATATACAGGCTCCCCATTTATAACTGTTTTAATAAGACCCGCTTGAGGTTGGAATATATATTGTTCATTTGTAATAGGTGTACCATCTGGGTTTTGATTAAAGTAATAATATCCAAGTGGGTTATTTTCCCCATCTTCTGCTGAAGACATACTTATATTTCCTGGAGATCTACTAGCTCGAGCAAAGTCTATTGAACCTCTTTCGTTAGCATCCCAGTTTTGTTTTTGCGCTTCTGTTCTTGGTAATGTAACCATCTCAGTCATACCACTACCATCACCAAGAGGTCGTTCAAATTCTCCTTGGTTTCTCCAAGTTCTTCTAACCTCATCTGGCGCTTTAAATACTAAGTCTATAGTATCATTAGAATCTTTACTATCTTTAGGTAATGTTAGAATACCTAAGTATTCACCGTCTGGTGTAGGCTGTGTTAGCCATACAAAGTTATCTTTAAATTTACCTTGTAAGAAATCATCTACAACATCTTTATTAACTTTATCTTTACCTGTTCCTATAATATCAGCCCACTTAACCTTTGAACCGTTAGTTAAAGTAAACTCAGTATCTGCTTGTCCTAGTATTGTAGGTAATTTTTTCACAAGTTCTGTATCTACTTTTTTACTTCCCGATGATGATACTGTAGGAGCTTGGACACCTCTTCCATCAAAGTAACCATTGTTACTCTGTATTACATTTACTCTGTCCATCAGTGGAGAATCTTCACTTCCACCCATCAATGAAACATTATTAAATAATCCTTTAGCTTGATCCATATATTTAAAGATATTATCCTGAGGACCTTTTGCATCTCTATTAGTCTGCTCTACATTTTGAACTTCTCCATTAGCATCAAATTGTATTGCATTCCAACCATGCATATTCCAATCCGGATTAATTGTTCCATCTTGTAGAACTCTGTCTACATAGACATATTTTCCCTTATCATCCATATATTTAATACCTTCAGCAGTCTCTAAAACAGCCATATCTTTTGCGGCTTGTTGAGTTAAACCTATTAAAGCCATAGAAGATTGTTCATACTGGAACTTAGCATTATCTATTTTTGATTGCCACTCTTTATGATACGGATCATTTAAACTATACTGACCTTTAGTAGCTTCATACTCACGTACTAAACTTTCATAAGTTACTGAATTATCATTTACTATATTTACATACTTATCAATAGGATCATTTAAATCACTTATTAGTTCACTTCCATCTGCATGTGGTGTTCTTACAGTACCTGCCTGGATACTACTTTGTGCTCCTACTTTAACTACCCAATCAGATTTATCAATAGGATATTTGTTCTTATTTCTTTGTGAATTATCATAAGTTCTTTCTCCTGCTTCACCTGTAAATGTATATTTCTCACCCATGTAGCCTACGTAATCAGTTGATGCCCATTGGTTTAAGGTGTTTGGATCATCTTTAATCTTTTGAAGAGCCTTCTTCTTTGCTACTGCCATAGGATTCTCAATCATACCTTCTCCATCTGGATTCTGAATCATTGCTGGAGGGTCTCCAAATACAGCATTAATTGCATGTGTTGCAGATCCCATTCTCCCTTTCTCACCCATCATTTGAACTTCTGCAGCTATTTCTAATTGCATATTGTTTGGTAAATATGTATAGTTTTCTAGTGCAGATTTATATATTTTTTGTCTAGTAATAGCTTTACGCTCATTCATAACAGTTAATCCTGTATTAGGATTTTCCTCTGTCCATTTAGTCCAGCTTGCTTTAATAGGATTAAAGATTTGTTCATTAGCTGTTTTTATTTGTTTAGAAGGTTTGTGTATTCCTGCATATGTATAAGGAGCTAAAACTGTTTGGCCTGTTGAATTCACTTTCCATCCATCTGTACTTTCATTATCTACTTCCCATTTATACCCACTAGGAGAGTTTTCATCTTCTACTCTTTTATATCCAAAATGCGTCTGCTCAAACCAGTCTCTTTCAGCCCCGAATAAAGGATTGTAATCTTCCGAGTAATTTCCTTCCTTTCTTGCTTTTGCAATATCCGGATCTAAATCCTCTTCTAAAGCTCTAGTAGTTTCTTTAATAGCGTATAGATTTCCGTCATTAAAATCTAGGTCTAATTTATTTTTAATCTTTGTTAATTCAGGAACCATGTCAGCATACCTTCCCCCATGCTTATCGTACAATGCACCCAGTTCTGCATCTAAACCTTTTCTTATACCTCCTAATACAGTGGCATGTTGATTTGTAGATGCTCTAACTTTAAGTATTTCATCATCTAGACTATTATTAAGCTTCTCACCAGCATCGTGTTCTTTTTGTACTTGGGCATATGCCATAGACATTTCCTTAAACGGAAGTCTAACATATGTATTTAATAGGGGCTGTTCAGCCGGTTTCATAAATCTATTTACTGCCATTTTTTATTGTATATATTTTCCAATTATTTCTTTTAACTCAGGATACTTTTCTATAAGTTTATCCAAGTCACCGCTTTCTGATAGCTTATCAAAATCAATACCTCCATCTCTATTAATATACAGTTCTGCATCTGGATATATATGTTTTAATAGTCCTTGTAATTGTTTATCATGAGCCATCTCATTCTTCATCTTAGTTTGCAGTTGATTGTAACCTGAAAGCCCTTCCCATCCTTTAGCTTCAAATGCTTGAACTGCTGCTCTATTCTTAGCTTGAGCTGTATCAACTCTTACGCCTTCAGCTCTATTATTTTCTCCTAAACTAAATAATGATTCATTTGCAATCTTTAATCCTAGTTGATCTGCTTTAGTTTTACCTTCAAAGAGTTTAGCATCCGCTTCATTTTGGAAGTTCTGACCTCTTAATAATGTATTCATCATACTACCACTAGAACCATCAGACCCTTCTCTAGCTAAATATTTTAACTGATTAAAATTATCTTCATTCTCTTTTAAGGCTGAAGTAATATCTGTATTAGTAAGAAGTTCTAAGTTTTGTCTTATCTGAGCTTCGTTCTCATTCTCTATAAATGGCACTACTTCTGGACTCTCCTTACCTTTTTTCCTGTTATAAAGCGTTGGGCCAAGATTTAGAAAGTGGTTTAACAGATCCTTAGTACCAGTTTTTGCGTCTTTTCCGAGTTGTTCATTTCTTAACTTTCGAGCTGCAGCTGCCGCCTCTTCTTCTGGAGTTAAAGGTTTATTTTCTTCTGCTATTTTTTCTAAGTTTAGAGTTTCATCAAACTTCATTTTCTCTCTATTGATAATAGATCTAACATCTTCTTTTGATTTACCGTCTGCAAGAAGTGATGTTTCTAAATGCTTGAAATACTTACGCCTACTTAAACCAGCATCTGCTCCATAATTAGATTCCCAATTCATAGGAATACCACTATTATAATATCTTTGTGTAGCTTTAGCTTTATTAAATGCCTCCATATCTACAACTCCTTCCTCATTTGTAAAGTCAGCTTTATTAACTTTATTTGTACCTATCCCATAATTTCTTTGTAATTCTTCATTTCTCCAGTCACTAAAGTCTGATGATAAATAATCATACATTCCTTGTGGACTATCAAAAGTATCGTCCCCTACTTTGTATCCTCCCTCTGGATAGTTTAGAGTTAACTCGTCCATAAGTTGACTCTTCTCGCCCATATAGTTTTTATCTAACGTAAAAGTTTGATCATCGTCTCCTAGAACAAATCCAGAATTATATTTCATATACTGATTAAAATCATAAGGTTCAAAATCAGATCCTCCATTCTCTGCTTTAGGTAATCCATACTCAGCGCCTACAAGTTGTTGATCTTCAGCGCTTAACTGACTCATATCTATATCTCCCATAGGATTAGCTGCCATCCCAGCTTGTTCTTCCATCTGATTTGCTGATGCAGACAGTTGAGATTGTTGTTGCTCTGCCATGAACTGTTTAAATAAGTCTGGGAAAGCCTCGTTTAATTCTTCAGGGGCAGCACCTCCTTGAACCATCTCCATAAATTTAGATTGTCTCGCAGACTCTTGTTCCTTTTGTAGGTCCATAAGTTTTTGATTCCAAGCCTCGATCATCGATGCGGCTGTAGTCTTTGTGATACCGTCTCCATTTTCCATTTCTTTTTTAAATCTTGATATATGACCTCCTATTCTTTCTGCAGCTTCTGCAAAATTAGATTCCCATACTTTAGATTTAAGGCTCTTAGAAAATACATATTGGTTTCCTCCGCCTTCTACTATCTCCCCTGTATGTCCATCAGGATCCGTAGTCTCATGAGAATTACCTTCTAACATAGAAAGCATTGCTTCATTTGGTTCCCCATCTAGTTGTTGCGTTTCTCCTGTAGTAACTGGTACTTGCCCACTTTCGTGCATAATAACTTCTCCTCCTTCAGCCTCATAGTCTGGTCCTTGTTCTACATTTCCACCCGCATTATATTGTTGTTCTATTCCTTGTGATTTAAATTGTTGATCATGGCTTAATGGATTTACTACACCATTTATCATAGCAGCTGTTAAACCTGGTTGGAATTGATTAGCTCCTCCCATATTCATTTTAGGTACGCTTCCACCATATCTAGCACTTGTACCACCTAATACCTCACCATAGTCAACTGCATCTCCTAGATCTCCACCTCCACCACCGCCGAACATATCTCCCATTTTACCAAAGTCTCCACCAGTAAACATTCCTGCAATCTCGCCAACAGCATCTTTCCCAAAATCATCCCAAAAATCAGGAGCTTCTCCATCATAAGCAGCTTTTACACCTAATGCATCTGTACGTGTTGATAAATCTAACGTTTCTTTATTTGCATTTTTCTTATTTAAAGCTAGTAGATCATCGCTAGCTCTAGAAGCATCAATCTTATTATCAAAATGGTGTTTCTGTTCTCCTTTATACCCCCAATAGTCTAATCCAAGATTAAGTAATGTTCCTAATCCTGGAACTACATAATTAAATGTTTTCATAAAACCAGTATCTGCCACTTCGCCCATCTTCATACCAAAGTTATCATACCTAGCATCTGCATTAGAATAGTCAGATAGATGTCCGTCTGTAGCGTGCTTATATAATCCTTGCCCCATACCAAGTTCAGCTTTAGGCATCTTACCCTGATAAGTAGGCATCCCTCCATATTTACGATAATCAAAGAATTTCTGTTTGTCTTTTGATTCAGTAGTTTCTTCTTGGATAGGATTATTCCCCATACCTCCAATTATGTTTTCACTTAAATCCATAGATCTATTACTCTTATCTACATTACCAAAATCATTCATCTCGTTAGAGAATACTGGCATCTGATTAAAGTTAACATCATTTAAAAATAATTGTTTCAAAGCTTCTGGATCACTTGAGCTTTGCATTACATCAGAGCGTCTTGCATTCTTTGCAAACCACATCTTAAATGTTGGATCTTCTTGAGGGCTGCCTGCACTCCCTCCCATTTCTTTTTGTTCTACTTTTAAGGGATCTACATTTTTAGCATCCCTATTGATATTAAGATTTAGGGTTTCCATTTCCTCTTCAGTAGGCTTTACTCTAACTTCTTTAGTTCCTTTTGGATATTTAAAACTATTAAATAAACTATGTTCATTGTCTTCATAGTTTAATATATTTCCCTCACCATCAGTAAATACTGCGTTTGGATTATTCTCTTTTGCTTTTGTATTATAATCTCTTTTATACCAATCCCATCCTGCTTTTATTCCTGTAGGCAGCATAGAGGCTAACCAAAGAACTCCTTTTCCTACTGCTGTCTGTGGAGTTGTTGCAGGAAACAGTGCTGCTGTACCTCTAAGTAAATTACTTGTACCATACATTAAATCACCAAAATCATCAAACTCTGTATTGTATAATTCTATACTACGTGTTTGATGAGCGTCTATAGCTTTTTCATATTTTGCTAATTCTGCCGCTGTCTGTGGAATAGTCTTGGATGTATCTGGAAAATAATCAAACCATCTAGTATTTTTAAAAGCCTCTACATTCTTAGTATCTTTCTCATTATCCCAAGTATATGTACTCCTCTTCTTTAAAGGATTCCCACCACTGGTATGTGTATTCCAAACCTGAGCTCCCCTCTTTTGCTCATCAGTTGCGTTTTTTGGATGTGGATGTGGGTGAGTGAATCCTCCCTTATCCATTTTACGAGGCGTACCCCCATACTTCATCCAGTATGAATTACTTTTATTTTTAGATGTGTTCTTTTTTCTTGCCATTAGCCATAAGTTAGATCCACAAAAATATTAAAAAATTCTTTAATAACCAAATTTAACGGAACGAAGGTCTAAAAAATGTTTTAAAGTAGTGTAGAATAAACTTAATATTCCTAGGTTCTCCTACTTCTGTGTCATAATTATTATATATTAAATCGATAAACATATATTTATCTCTTAATCTGTCTTTGTTTAATCTAGATGGATCGTAGTTGAATACATTAAATATATCTGCATCTACTATATTCTCATCCATTATATTTCTTGGAACAGCCATTTGCCATTCTCTTTCTTTTTTCTTTATATTAGTCCCTGGAATTAAATCTACATATCCAGTCATTTGATAGTCTGTATAAAATCTTACTCTATCAAAAGTATTATCCTTAATATCTATTAATGATTGATTAGGAACTCCTGAATGTAATCCAGTTACGTGGCCCTCTGTAGTTGAAGGTTTACTACCTCTACCTTTACTCCACAAACTTTCCATATGATATGATACATTATCAAATACCTTTGTAGCTGCTGACTCCATATTAGAAATAAATGTAACCGTACTTGGATATATTACATCATAAAACTTACCATATACTCCATAGTTATGTAAATATAGATTATTTTCTTTCCATCCCGTTACGTCTGGGTCTTGTAGACATATGTCTTGTACATCAGGTGTTACTAAAAATGTGCCAGAATTAATATATATACTAGGATGAAAATCATAAAATGATGTAAATCCTTTAACTAATTCATTATAAGCTATAGTAGTACTTTTCTGACCTATACCGCAGTCTACATTAGCTACTATTAAATTACCAAAATCTATATCAGAATATCTTACATCTGGTTGAATTCCTGCTGGATAATCATTCCAGACTTGAGGTACCCATAGTAGAATGTCTCCAGATTGTATTCCATCTGGATTTGGTACTGGTAAATTAAAACCTGGGCATCCCCACTTGCCTATCATAACAGCAACAAAAGGTCCTACACCATTAATAAAGAAGTTAGTTAAAATTCTCCATTGAGTTGTAGATAGTGTCCAATCAAATTCTTCACAGTCTTCAGTAAAGCATGGATTACACTGAGGAATTACATTCCTTAAAGTAAGTTGTAATACTTCATTTGGGGCTGCACCAAATAGTAGCTCTTGTATGACAGCCTGTTCATATTGTTTTACAAAACCACTATCATGAAATGTAAAGAGAGCTTCATTATTCATAATATCATATGTAGATGTTACACCTTTTTTTAAGATAGGGTTATCAAAACTAACAGCATCTCCTTGTAAGTCATCCATAAGAAATGAATGTAGTCCTGTTACATCTGTTAAAGGGGCAGTTCCTTGACTACTATAACCAAAAATCTTTCTAGCTCTTCTATCAAAGAAATATATAGAGTTATCTGATTTAGTAACAGCCCATTGTTGACTAGATCCAAATTGTGTAGAGATGTATTTGTAATCTTGTATAAATGCTCCCGCCCCTGAACTTACTGTTCCTAATTGTAAAGCTGTTCCATCTGATGCTTGTACTACAGCTGTTGGATTAACAGATAAAGCACCAAAACCAGTATCTTGAAACCAGTACATAGTATCATGCAATCTTGTTAATTTATTAATAGGACCGTATACTCCCTCTACATCTTTATAATCATTTATTAAAAATACAGCCCACGAATCAGTAGGCTCGCCATTAATTTTTGTTTGTGAGTAATAGATCCTTGTATCAAACTCATCTCCAAAAGAGAAAGTCAATGGTAATGGAAAGTAATTTCTAACATCATTCTTGGCATCATATGCAGCATTTAATAAATACTCATCATGTAGTTGTGTACCATCATTTGGATAAGACCCTGTTACAGTCTCTTTACTCGCAAAGTGATACCCGTGTCTCCATAAAACATTTCTATAATGACATTCTAAAGGAACCATACATGCTCTATGGGCTCCCCATGTTGCGTCACTAGGAATCATACTATTAATCCAAGCTCCTGTAGCACTGATAGTATCATAATTATCAAAAGCGCTTTGTCCCCAATTCTTATCAAACTGTGTAAAATCATATATCTGACACTGGACATCTCCTCCCCATATTTCCGTAGTCATAGTATTTAATAAATTTGTACCTGAATTTATTGGATAGAAATGACCTGTACTTATATATTCGCTATAAGTTCTGGCTCCATATGTAGGACCCCCATAAGGATCTGCATATCTTTCATAACTAAATGTTGATCTATAAGGAACATGAGCATATCTAACTTCTACTCCACCACTAACTGCATCACTAGAAGCTCCCATTAAATGATTAGCCCCTGACCAACGACTTACATCTCTATCAAATGTAACTAATAAAACTTCACTACCTATAGATCTTGGTCTATTAGAAGTCCAAGTAAAGGTTAATGTCATTGGAGTTGCTGATCCGGCTGCAGGTGGTAAGTAATTATTCGCTAATCTATCACCTGGATTGGTTACATTATAAAATGAATATTCTAAACTTTCATCTGCTGTATCATCTACAAATCCTGCATCTGGAACCCAAGTTCCCCAATCCAATATATATCTATTATTAGCCGGATCCATTCCGTTTAAGTTACTTATAGTTCCATCAACATAATCAATCTGGCTACTTTGTATTGAACCATTTATTCCTCCTACTGCTGTAATACCTGCATAATACTTATACCAGTTATTTGTATAATGTTGTATTTCTCCTGCTATACTACCCGTAGTAGGCCAGTAACTTTGGTTTAGCCCCATATTATTATTAAAATGTGGTTGAAATACTTGATCTATTTTAAGATAGTCTCCTCTAATTACAGGATAACTTACTTCTAATCCTTCATCTAAATTCATCTCTTCGGTTATATCACTATTCTTCCAACCTAAAGCGCCGTACAATAAAAGTTCATGCTTTCTAGTTTTACATACATTATAACCTAAATGGTCATCATTGTCAGCGTTACCTGTTTGCCATGAGTCAATATTACAACCTTCAGTAGCACCATCACAATATGCCATAGTCCATCCTCCACAAGGCCAGTGAAAATATCCTGTAGTTGGTATCAATACAGAAGTATTATTTACTACACCCCAACTATAACCAGGTCCGCCTCCAGCCGGTGTTTGTGCCACTCGTTCATCCCATTCATCTCTAAGCATATCTAATCTATCCACGGTATGACATAAAGCTGTACCAAATTTAGATTTATCTATATCTTTTCTATCAACTCTTACAATAGAATATCCTGTAAGACCAGCAGCTATTTCAGGATTTATTCCTGCTAAATTAACATCAAAGTCTATACCTATCTGATTTAACCATACTTGTCCCTCCATTCTTAACGGAGAACTATTCAGATTAGAATCAACAGGGCCATTATATGTAGGACTATTAAAGTCCCATGTCCAACTTGACACTGCAAAAGTTCCTGTAGGCTGTCCGGTCCCTGTTGAATAACTAAATGGTATTTTTATATCACCTATCCAATTTACAAAACTTGCTTGTCCTTTATTATTATAAAACACAATACCAAATCGATATGTCTCTCCCCTAGCATAACTACCATATAGACTCCACTTATATGGAGACTTCTGATTATTAAATGTATTGTTCATAGGATAGTTTTGCACACTAATTCCTAAATTTTCAATAGTATTAATAAAAGCATTAGTAACCCCAAAAGAATCTGGGTTAACAAAACATGATGTAGTAGGTGAAGTATTGTGTGAATTACAAGAATCATCATTAAAAAACAGTTGATATTGATTATCTAAATTAGGACAATCCATTTGTGTATCTCCTAGATCTTGTTCTGTTATAAACCTATAACTTACATTAACCCCTGATCCCCCTAAAGTTCCTCCATCAGATTGGAACTGATATTGATCATTTGTAAACCAGTTCGGATTAAGTGCAGGGTTTTCAATGTTAAAAGGATTTATACAATCATGTTGTGCTGGAACATTTGCAGGTAATATAGTTCCCGGACCTCCTGCTGGATCTACTATCACAGAGGCGTCAGATTGAGAATCTAAAAGAGCCTGTGATGAAGAATTATATCTATAAGCACGGGCATCAAAATTAATATAAAATGTAGTGTTTTCAATATTACCAAAAAATAATTTATTATCTTTTGATTCAATAGTTTTTACAGTTTCGAAAGTAGCACCTAACCCAGTAATAAAATCTGTTGTTGATATTGGTATTTGATTTTCAGCGCCATTAAGATTAACTGTTAGAGTAGAAGATCCATTAATTAATTCTGCAAAAGAATATATTTCATCATTTCCTGGGATATTATCTTTTTTATAAACTGCAGCTACCTCTATAAGTTCATAAGAAGTATCAAGTTCACCTATAGTCCATTCAATTCTTTTTCCTGTAATCTTACCAATCTTAGTAACAATATCTCCTTCAGTACCTATAATCTTACAAAAAGGATTATCATCATCTACATCATAGATAGGAACTAAATTTGATAAAGGAGACCAATCTGTTGTAAGTCCTTCACCACTTTTATATCTATAAGAGCATTGATAAACACCTGCTGGTAATTGCCCACCATTTGTTATCCTATTTAAAATAGGCATTGAGAATGATGTTTTGGGAGCTAAATCTAAAAAAGCACATGGAGTAGACATGGTAAGCCCACTTGCTATATTTAATTTTCTTGGGGGATTATAATTGTCTGTCCAATATATTCCCTGAATATCTTTTTTTTCATATCTTCCTAAAGCTTCAATAGGATGACTTTTAGTAAAGTTCATACACTGGGCTCTAGTATATACACATTCAACATAAGAACGTATACCGTATAGATTATCTATAGCAGGTCTAATAAATAGTTTCCAAATCTGTCCTGGCCCACCAGGCTCACCTTCTATATTTGTAGTAAATAAATATATATAATCTCTTAATTTAGTATATCCTATAACACTAAGTGAAGGTTGCGATGGAGCTAATTGTATTACATCTGTAAAGTTTTGAGCTAACCCTGATACAAGAGATGAAATAGAAACACTTCCTACTTGTTGTACTGTCCAATCTGCACCTCCACTAGAAGGATACGCAGTAAAATCAGCGTCAGTCGGTTTACCCCATAGCACTAGAGTGTTTGAAGACTCATCATATATATGAAAAAATCCGTCTAAACCATCAGCTAGGTATGAAGGGGGGCTTGTTAATACAACCCCATTTAAACTCCACGCCCCTGCAGTAATATCTACTAGTGTTGATGCTAACTGTAATATTGGATTACCTCCAGTATTAGTAATAGTAATACTATAATTACCAAGTCCTCCTACAGAAACATCAACAGTCATACTCCAAGTTAATCCTGATAAGTCTGTCCCTTCGCTTAATCCGATTTTTATAACTTTAGGAGACGTTGGAATTTCAAGCATAAAATCATTACCTTCAATATTAACCATAGCAGCTCCCTCCTTTCCAGAATTTGCTACTATTCTAATATTGTTAGCTTCGTAGTACTGATCACTTTTCATAGCATATTTAGAAATATCCTGATTCATACCTTGATAAAAAGTATTTAAGCTTACAGGTATTTTATTTTCATCTTGATTCTTTTTTGCCATTAGCCTACTTTTCTACGTTCTTGATTTCCTAGGTCAGTATAAAAAGTTTGATGTGCTGTTTGTGATGGTTTTAATTTTAACCATTGTAATCTGATGTTATCCATCATATCTAGATTAGGCATGTTAGCCGAACCTCTAGCTTGTTTAACATACCACTCCCAATCTCTTTGACTATCTCTATATAGATTTTCTGGCATAGTTCCTTTTCTCCATCCTATTCTATCAATCATCATAGTTATGTATGCTTTTAAAGCTTTTTTATAACTTACATTATCTGGAACCATTGGATAGCCTTCATGATCTACTTTGATTCCCCTGAATGCCATCAAGATACATCCGCTCTCAAAAGAAGTAACAACAAAATTATCATTAATATAATAACAATCTCCTCCTTGATTTATAGTACTTCCTTGCATAGGAAAGTTATCTTTATTTACTTGTTTGCCATCTATAAAATTTGTAGTACCGCTTGTTGGCGATGTAGAAATAGCTCCAAAAGTTCCTGTACATAACTTTAAAGGATTACCGTTATAAGATATAGAATCCATAATATGTAGGTTACAAGGAAGAGGGGCTCTATGTTCTTTTACACAAATCTCAGCTACTAGTTCTTCATACGCTAGCCCCGCTCCGATTAATTCTAAGGCTTCTCCTCCCCACTCTATCACGTCCCAAATATCTAACTCTTCATGAATTTGAGTATCTCTATAGACACCTTCTATTATTTCTTTTATGGATGTAAATTTATATATCATTTAAACTTTTTTTATCTATTCATAATAGTCCACTTTTTTCCCTTTTAATAAAGAAGCTAATCTTCTTTTATTAGTTCGAGTAGCTTGAAAACTATATATAGTTTTATTCTTTACTATAGCGTTTTTCTTTGACCAAAACCATCTATAATTAAATCCATCTGTATGATCGTTTAGATGATAAACAACCTTCTTATGTTTATTAGTCTCTTGCCAATTTATTTTTAATTTATTCTTGCCTGCTGAATAATTCATTTCTTTTTTTAGTATTCGAAGTGATCCCAATCTATGAGGCATTTTAAACTCTTTAGCTTTTAGGAGGATTTCGTCTATGATTAATTTATTAAAATTTTCACATATACTTCTATACTTTTTATAACCTACGTCATAAAAATCATCATACTCCTTATAAGCTTGAACTAGTGTACAACTAGTTTGCTTTGCCTTGGTTAGGAGTTCCCCGCACTGCGGTATCCTCCTTTGCGTTGTTTTCGTCATCGCTTGGTGCATTTAAAATTATTGCAATTCTTTTCTGTAATATTATACTAGCAACCTGTTCTGCCATAGATAAGGAAATAGGAAAAGGAAAGTCCCAGTCATACTCACAAGATGAAAGGATAGGATTCTCTGACGATGTACAATAGTTCATCTTCCAAACATCTTCAGGGTCTTCAAAAATCCCTGTGACTTTAACAGCGTCTATTCTCATATCGCAGCTTACATATAAGTGGTTGTTTTTAATATACCAACGTTGTTTAGAATTTGTATATTTATTATACTTATTCCATTTACGTCTGGTATCTGTAGTTTCAGAAAATGGCCTCATACCATCTAAAGATTCTACGGCCAATATACTGTCTCTACCATTTCGTTGAACTGATGTAGGGATGGGATTTATAGATTTAAGCACGTGGACTCCCAGATCAATCTCACAGCATTCTGAAGCATCAACCGGTGTTAAATGAACACAGTTAATATATTCCACACAAGACGCAGCAACTCTCATTTTCTTTCCTAACATTTGAGATAACAAAAGAGATCTCTCCTGCTTTATCCAATATGCTACTTGTCTAAAACTTATATCAGCATCGTCAGTACTTTCACCGCCGTATGCTGTATTAATTATGTCGTATACTATTGTGTTTAAATTTACCATTAGTTTAAATATTTACCTGTAAATAACCCTCACATCCTTTCTCCTTATTCCAAATATATGCTTGAGCACATCTCGATGCGGAATAACCCATCAGTTTGTGCCAAGAATCGTTAGCGCATATTGAAGGAATAAATCTTACTTTGATTCCTCTATACTCGTTAACCATTTCTTTATGTAGATGCCCACAATGAACTTCTCTAAACTTAGTTCGTGCAAACATCATTGGCTGCTCTGTAGCCATTATAAGTGGCATATTTGCAGCTTTCTCTTTATCCCCATGAGTAAACATAATCATGTTAGTTCCATACTCATAATACTTTCTCCCTTCTGTATCATTGTCTACAGTAACATTATCATCTTTCATATACCACGCAGATAAAACTTCACCTGCATAGAACATACGTTCATGATCGTGATTACCCTGAATAACAACAACATCTACTGGAGCATACTGACTTAGATAATTTATAGCTTTTATCATTAGTTTTGTATATCCAACAAAAGATTGCTGCCAATCCATTGTATCATCTTGAGGAGTTCCTTTTGTTGTGGCTCTACTAGCACCTTCAGAATTCATTCCATCATTACCTATAGGCAATAAGAATCTTTCTATATTTAATCCTTTTGCTCTCTGATGTAATTCTTGAATTGAATTCATATAATTAACTTCAGCTTGCTCCGGACTAATACCAGTCCTCTTACCATAATGAATATCCGGTAAAGATATTTCATATACAATAGGACTCTCCTTTTTTATATCATACGATCTTTTTAAAGTCGTAGGGGATATAGATTTTAAACTTTCAAAGAACTCATCTTTAACATCTCTCATTGCTTGATCTCCCTCTTTTGTTACTATAGAGTAACGAGTTTGACCCCTCATTGTTTGCCATATCTTCACAGACTTGACGTTGGATCGGTCTAATCCTTCTGCTGTTAGCAAGGAGTTAAAATCAGAATCATTCATATTGATATTATCATTATCAATTTCATCTTCTTCTCGTTCCCATTTAAATCCTCCAGCACTTTTACGCTGACCTTTTAACACTCTACAGATACTTCCTTTATCAATATCTGTTTTATCTGACGCTTCTGTTATGCTCTGGTAACGTCCTACCAGTTGACCTTCATACGTGATCTGTAATATCATATTTTTATTTCATTAAGTTATCGTATACCGTGAATAGCTTTCAACGCAGCTACATCTGCAGTTAGTGTAGCTACAGTCGCAGTAAGATTTGTTATTAAAGTTGTTGCTGCTGCAAGTTGATCAGTAGTCGTTCCAATATCTGATTTAGAAATTACATCACTCACTGTATTAGCCTCAAGTTCTGCTAATACTTGATTAAATTTCCAATCTAGATTAGAACCATGACGACCCTTTATTGGTGTACGTCCATTTTTTGTTTTTCTATACATATCTAATATACTCATTATTTTTTTATTTTTATATTATACATTAATCCTATATTATGAGTTTTATCAAGAACTCCGTATCTATAAGAGTAAGAAGTACCTCTTTTATCTGTTAAGCCTAACATAGGAGAGAAGTTGAATTTATCAGCATTCCCTCCTACTTCAAGACCTACATTCAAACTAAAACTAGACGGTTGTCTAATAATAGTTTGATTATTGTTAATAATTACTGTATCAATCTGAAAGATATACTGTGGAAACTTTGGTATATAATCAATCTTCTGATTCAGCATACTTCCTTGAACCTGTGTCCATACAGATCCTGTTAATAAACTATCTGTAAAATCATTAGTATATTCTTTTACACTATCATTTATTATTAATGGATCATCAATAGTTACAACTACTGTATGAACTATTGTATCTATAAACAAAACTGTATCTACAAATGTAGTTCTAATAGTATCAGTTTCAGTTATTACAATATCATCAGTATTAGTTCTACACCCCTCTGAATTAATAATATATAGAAAAAGAGCTATTAAAGCTATTATCCATATTTTATTCTTTTCCATTAGTTCCAAAATATTAATTTAGTTAACACTCCCGCAAGTGCTACCCAAATTGAAAATAAAACCTTTGTAGTTGATTTACGAAAAGACGTATTCTTATTCACTCTAGCTGTTACTCCTACATCTGGATCTAAAAGTTTTGTTTTTATAAATCTAACATCTTCTTTTATATCCGCTAGTTTCTCATCTAATTCTAAGTTTGTTATTCGTCTTCCCATTAACTTTATGTTTTTATTCCACTACAACTAATCCTAGTAAAGGTTTCATAATATTTGCATCTAGATTAAGATCTACAACATCTTCTAAATTTATTTGAAATAAGGTTACAGTAACTTTCTTGCTAAGAACAGAGTCCCATCTTTTATTGGCTTTTTCTAAGTTATCACCAAATTCAATTTGATTATTCTCTGACTTAACAGGTGTTCCTGTTTCGTCTTTAGTAGCTAGCTCATCAGTTAAAGCTTTATGCTCTGCATTAATTATATCTACAGCACTTGCAATACTATCTAAATTCTTAGTTATTGTATGCCATACTTTAGATTCTTTACTATTAATGTAAGCTAGTCCTTGACTAATAGTTAGTAGGTCTCTGTTTGTTATTTCAGTCCCTTCTGTTTCTTTCTTTTCTACTTTTAACGTCTTTACTTTTGTACTCATGTTATTGTTTTTAAATTAATATTAATTATTATTACATACTTGGAGTTATAACTATATATAACTGTCCAGCTACTGCTGCTGTTCCTAAATCTCCTGCTACTGCGATAGTCACAAACTGTGCATTTCCTGCAGCAGGCTTAATGATAATAACATGATCTCCAACCTTAAGACTTCCAAAGTCTGTAGTTTGTGATACTGATGTAGCAATGATTACATCACGTAATCCTATGTTATTCATCTCTGTTATTTTTTTATTCATAGCTTTTGTCGATACAAATTTCTCGAAGAAACGTGCTCCTAGAGACGCGACTTTGCTAAACATCGTAATGTCTGTCTTTTCTATACCCATTATTTTTTATTTTTAAATTTATTAATTATTTTCTTTACTAACTTCTTTCTTTCATGTTCTTGGGCTTGTTCATAACTCATGTTTCTAGTTACATCCCAATAATATTTTGACTTTTTACCTTTAAACATTCGGCAAATATATAAAAACTTTTTCACATTTAACAATCTGATAAATATTCTTTCCATAATTCATACAGCATTGAAGAGTTTAATTGCGCTATTGGATAATCTGGAATATGGAAAGCCATTCCATAATTACTTAATGAACCTCCTTGATACCCCGTTGGTAATGATGGATCGCCTCCTGCAGAAGCCCCCATATACGGATTAGGTATAGTAACATCTGTTGCTACAAAAGTGTCAAATCCAAATGCTGCTGGTACACCTACATAATCAGCGCAACTTATATGACCTTGATAACTAATATTTGCGCCCATAACCTGCGCACCTACAGCACCAAACATATGATAAAGAAATCCTATTTTTGCTTGTGCTACAAAATTTGGAGTATCATGTGAACCTGCATAAATCATAGTTTTCTGAGTTGTAACCCAAGGATTTAAATTAGCAACTCCATTAACATCCCATCCATATTGATGTAAGGACATATAGTTATTATAATCTGTTTTCCATTGTGGAGCCAATACATTTCCTGGATCCGTACCCAGACTGTTCCAAGTAGTTGCTGGTACTCCAGCCCATGTAGCTGCACTACATATACCTCCAGATTGATTACTTCCTGCAATATCTTCATAGTATCCATAATTTCCAGGTGTTCTTGATTCATCTTGGAATATTATAACTACTGAGTCTATATCTCCTCCTTGGAATTCATGATAAGGATCACTCATACCTTCTTTACCTAATCCGTCTTGCCAAGGATTAACTTGAGTAAATCCATCAGTTGCATAAGAGCCTGGTAGAACCATCAAACTTTCTAATAGTGGGCCGTGTGTAGCTGCATCATAAGCTGTTCCATTACAGTTGATTGGTGCTCCCCCTACTCCATTTACCATAGTGTGCCCCATAATTACTCTTTGGGCCGTAGGTAAAGTTCCTGTAGCCATTGGATTTACTCCGGATCCATTTGCTCCCTTATTACCACTTAGTGGATATTGTGTCCATGCTAACCAATCTTCTGGCGCTGTAGGACTACCTGGTGCAGCAGCTCCAGTACCATTACAATTATTACATGGACCAAACAGTGATCCGTGTGGCCATGCCCCTGGTATTATATATAGGTGCCCTGTATAAGAAGGGTAGTCAGCTTGTAATTGTTGGAAAGCTGGTATTATTGTATTTTGTTTAAAGTTGATACATTCTTGTAATCTATTTAAATATGTTCCGCCAAATGTTGAAGTTACATCTAAGAATACATATATATTACTATTACCAAAGCATCCTGTATCACAAGTTACTTCTTGGTCTGTTAGTCCAAATGGAACATTACAGTCATCACAAACATCTGCAACTTTATCAAAGAACTTTTTCATATCTATTTCATCTAAACAGTTTTCACACTCTGCTTCGAAAGTTCCTTCTTCTGGATCATGACTATCACAGTCTTCTACACACTCTTGTAAAGTCGTATATTCTCCTGTTCCCGCATAATTAGTAACACATCCAAATGCTGGGTCACAATCATAGTTAGGTATAACTCCTACACAAGTAGGATCTGCTGGACATCCATTACATGCCTGACATGCAACTAATCCTCCATTAGTATTATTCCAAGTACCACTTCCATCTCCTGGGTCAGTACAAACACTTACTCCATTATTTGTTACACAATTCCATGACTCTACATAACATGGTTGAACATTATTAATTACTGCAGTCTGACAATCTACAAGACTTGTAAAATCTCCAGTACCATTTCCTGGGTCAACACATATATAACTAGCTGTACCTACATCCCAAAGACAATCATAACTTTCATCAATAGTTGAACAACAACTTGGTAATGGAGCATTCTGGCATAGAGGAAGAGTTGCATAATCGCAAGGTAAAGTATAACATGGTTCACAAGCGCAAGGTCCAGTTGCTGGCCCTACACAATTATATCCTAATTCTGTCGGACAACAATCAGTTTCATTAAGGAACATTGTAGGACAATCTGGATAAGTACCTGGTCCACATCCTGCAGCTACTGTACATAAGCAACTTCCAGGACCTGCACATTCATAACAATAACTTCCTGTACAGGCAAAACAATCTACATAACTTCCTGTTACTGCTACTGTTACACATGTAGCTGGATCACATATTGAAGGGTCCTCACATTCTACTATCCAACATTGAGCTGAATTACCATTTATTTTTATTACTCCTCCTGTACTATATGCTAAAGCTAAATCAGCACTTTGGCATACATTATTTATTATATTATTTGCATCTTCAC